AGTACCGCCTGACTTCTTGATGACAATCGCAAACCCGCCCGTGGTATTGTTAATAACTACAAATGTTCTACTTGACGCTGGAGCGATGATGTTTCTAATTGCCCCTCTAGCGCCTGTGCAGTTCAACACATAATACTGAGCTACTGTTGAGTTGGTCGCTGTGGACGTAAACGTAGAGGAGTTATTCCCGTTACTGACCGAGAGCGTGATGTCTGAGTCCTGCGTGATATTATTTGTACCTGCAACCGATACATCAATCAAAATCGTCAAGCCATTGTTGACATCATCGCCCCAAACACCAGACTCTGTGCCAGTAGTGGGTAGAGCTAAACCTAGTAGTGATGTGTTAGTTACTGTCATGTTTTATCCTGTTGAAATCACTGTCCAATTCGGCGTTTGATTGTCGTCAATTGTAGACCAGCCTGGGGTCTGTGCGTCCCCAATATTCTGCCACGAAGGGTTCTGGCTGTCATCAATTAAACTCCAATACACCGCAAACATATTGCCCACTTGACCCGTTGCGTTCACTCCTGTCAACTGAGCCGTCCTTGCTCCCATCGTCACGGAACCCACCAAGCCACTCGCCCCAACACCTGTCAAAGCTATCGTGATGTTTGGCCCAACTGAACCGACATTACCATTTGCGGTAACGCCCCTCAAAGCCGCTAAAACCGATCCGACTGCGCCCGTGGAGCTTGTTCCAGTCAATCCCACTGAACTGCTGGGGGCCACCGTACCAACTGCACCTGAAGCATTATCCCCTGTCAGTCCAAAACTCTTGGCTGGACTGACTGACCCTACCGAGCCACTGGCAAAAACTCCTGACAGCGCCCGAGCATTGGTGACCATCAACGTGCCAGCATACCCAGATGCCGCATCGCCTGACAACCCCACCGATACACTAAAGCTGACCGACCCAACCGCTCCACTACCGCCAACACCTGAGAGCGCTATAGTGATATTAGGCCCGACAGACCCTACACTACCAATTGCTCCATCGCCCGTACCAGCCTCAGACTCAACCGCTACGACTGTCCCTACATTTCCTACGCCACCTACGCCCGTTAAAGCGATGGTGATATTGGGGCCAACTGATCCTACATTACCCGAGGCTGGGTCTCCTGTGAGTGGTAGAGTACCGCCCCAAGCTCCATCACCCCAGTTGCCATAGCCCCATGTTAATGCCATACATTATGTTGTGGACAAACGTAGTAATGCTGAAGATGTCGAGTTGGAAGGCATGGTCAATGTAAACGTACCCGCCGTGATGGTCTGAGAACCAAAGGTATGAACGCTCACTGCCTTATTTGAAGCACTGGAGTTGTAAAGCAAAACAGCATCAAAGGCGGTGTTTACTGTCAAAGCTGTCCACTGAAAGCTCGCAGTAGGAGTCCAATAAGCCACGCCCGCCGTAGAAGATGAGTTGGTAGCAATCGGACTTGTACCATTTGTCACCGTCACACCACCAGCCGTATATCCAGTACCTGAAGTGTTGGTCACCTCACCAGTAGTAGAGTACGCAGTTGTGGCCGCATTGACAGTAGCAGATGCAAAGTACAACGCTGCTTTGAATGTATTACCTGTACCAGTGGTAAAGTTGTGAGTGGCTGTCATCAGCTCACCCATGAAAGAGGTACACATTGATTGCTGATTCGCCATTTTAAGCTCCTTAGAATGTTTCTACCGTACCCGAAACAAGGGACGGCATTTGTTTTAAAGTCACATGAGCAGAACGGTGAACCAACTCACCATCAAGATAGTACTCATCCCATGTTGTGTACTCAATATCATTGTCGATAAACCCGGGTCTATGCTCCAACAATGAAGTATCCATGTCGCCTTTGGTAGTTGTGATAATCATGCGATCCTCATTATTGCATTAGTGCTGTTTATGGCAGGCATTGTGACTGTGAACGAGTTAGCACAAGTTTTATCTGCGCCAAAATCCAATAGAAAAACTGAAGCATTATTTTGACTTGAATTGTAAATCAAAGCACCACGAGCTGTAAACGCCGCTGGGCTCCACACTACATTTGCAAAAGACCAATAGGCCACTGTGCCACCTAAAGAACCAGACGTTGGAGTTTGATTAATTGTCAAAATCTGTCCGCCTTGCGTATAACCTGTTCCAACTACCTCCCCAACAAGTTGGGTAGAGTACTGCGTTGTGGTCGCATTCAACGTGGCCGCTGACGTAAATAGTGCAATTTTGAACGTGTTGGGATTGGTGGGCCCAAAGTTGTGTAAACCTTGAGCTATTTGAACTCTGAAGCTGGTCGTGGCAGTCTGGACTATGCTCATGTGACCGCCTGCCTAAATTGTGGAGTGCGGTATGCATCTTGACGCTCCATACCATCACCAAGACGTTTAGCAAGAGCTAATGCCTCAATGTACTTTTGATTGTAAAGCGCCATCATGTCTTGCTCACCCTTCATGAAGGTATAAGCCTCGACAAGAGATCCATACAAAAGCACGGTATCAAAGTTGTCCCCAAGCCAAGAAGTACCACTTGGGTTGTTAGTGGTATCTGCGATTGAAACTGGGTAATAGTAATAATGCAACTCAGCGGTATAAGCAGTGTCAGGAGTGGGGCCCAGTATGAAAGACAATTCATTGGTGATTGCCCCGCTAACGACTGCTGGCCCAAACAAAGCATAGTACTGCGGTGTTCCGTAGGAGTTTGGAAACCCATAGGCTTCACGAATGAAATTGACGTCTTTGTTGAGTAAATACTGAAACTGGCCTTGGAACGTCACTGTTCCTGATACTGCGCCAGTGTTGATTGCAGATAATGCTATTGTGGTTCCTGAAATACTCGTCACATACGCATTAGATGCTATACCTGTTCCTTGCGCCAACTGGCCCACAACAATACCTGAATTGCTATTTACAGTGATCGTAAGGGCGCCAGAAGAGCCTGTAGCGGTCGTGGATGCAGTTGTGTAGATAGCCAGTGAGTAAGGCGCCAAAAAGTCCGTAGGAGACGCTAGATATTGGTTGTTGGGGCTTACCGATCCCGTCACGTTTTTTCGCAATGACGGGAACTGCACCGAGTTATAAATACGCTGTTCAGCTTGCTCAACAAACGTAGGAATATCCGCTACGAAAGTAGTCTCGTAGTTCTGCGTGTAATCCTGAATGTTTTGCTTGAGCTGGGCGTAGTTCATGCCATCGGGCCTCTTGCCATCACACCTTTAGTCGCTGCACCTGTGCCACGAATCTTGATGCCGTCTTCTTTGACGCGGTCATCCATCGTAATAGACACGCCCATCAAAGGAACCCAGTTCTTTTTCTTCTGGAACTCTGGTTCTGTGAATGCATCGGCTGGTCCAACAGGACGGCCTTTCATATCATGCGGTTTTGCATACTCATCAGCAGTGCCATTATTAACATCACGCGCGCGATGAATAGCAGGACTATTTTTTTTGGTGGGTTTAACTTCTGGTTTCATTATTTGCTCCCAGGTTTTTGATTATGAGCGCGAGCCAAATTGCGGCCAACAGCTCTCATGGCTTTACCAGTGACACCACCCTTGGCCATCTTGTGGATTTTTCCACCCTTCTTGAGTTTACTCAAATCAGTGTGTTTGCCAGGATGTTCCTGCTTATCGTGCATACCAAAAGCCTTTTTGATTAGCTTTTTGTCTTCCTTGATGTCATCATGTTTCATTTCAAACTCCTACGTTGTAACTATTGTGACTGTACCAATTTGCACCTGTAGAAGCAAATCATTTTGAGTCAAAGGAACATCAAATTGACTGGCACCACCCACAGGGTTCCACCCCCACTGAAATACTCTACTGCCTTCTCCAATACTACCTGTGGACGTTGTGCCAGAAGCGTAATAAGTGGTGTCAGGACGCGGATCACGCACCCCTTGAGGGTCATCTACTGGGTACATACCCAATTGCAACTGAGGTTGATCTGGATCCCAACAGGCTGGACAGACTTTTAAATCATAAACCTTGGTCTTGATGATCTCTTTTTTGAGCTCTGTCAGTTTAAATTGAAATCCGCACCGATCACACTCGGCAATCGAGTTCTTGCCAGAGGAAAATCGGTTACCCATTACGAATAACCCCCACCAATGTACATTCTGCGAGGTACAAAACGCACCGCCGCCTTCTCATGGTCTTCGCCAGCTGCTAATTCCCACGCCTCATCATATTGAGACTTCAAAATTGGCAATCTTTCCAGTCCGCCTGGCACTTTTAACGCCATGTAATACGATAAACCACTCACCATAGCGGTAATAAACCGAAAAGGGACATCCATAATGTTGGTACCGCTACCAACATCTTGCATTCTACGCATTCTCCAGTAGACAAACTGGTATGTATTGGCACCATCGGGTGTTGGCCATACAGTGATACTGTTCTTTTGGTTTAAAAGCAGTGGTGTGCCAGCCACATGAGTGGCTGCAGTCGTATTACCTTGGCCACGAGTGCAGTTTAAGAGGTACGCGGGGTTACCATTGGCAGCAACTTGCAACTCATTCCATCCAATCAGTTCATTATCAAGTGTAATCCAGCCCGCATTTGGCAATCCAGCCACCCCGCTGATGGCAATTTGAGTGTCACTAGTGCCAACAGCAGAATTAACAGTAATTCCAGTAGGTTGAGAGTTGGCTGTAAGACGCTGAATCCATACCTGAATTGGGCGTCCTTGAATTAATTTGTTGGGTATCGTTGCATAAGTTGGCATGCTTATGCGTGTAATCGTTAAATCAGCTTGGTTTGATGGCTGATTTTGTTGCGTTCTAATAACGTGATCCAATAGATCAACGGTATCATCTGGCAACGCATAAGTTGGTTGGCCTTGAACAAGATTAATAACATCTTGCTCAAATGTCCACATGTTAATTCCGCGATTTGCCCAGTCTGTAAAAAGCAAATTCAATGATCTTCTGGCTGTTTTAATGTCATATCCGGTACGGGATTCACCGCCACAACGCTCAAAAGCCTCCTCGACTAACTCGGGAAGCTGTAGATTAAACGTTGATAAACCAGATGTTTGTGCCATTATTTAGCCGCTCTCATGTTGTCTATCAGATTTGGGTAAGGTCTACCCGCCGCTTTTGCAGCTTTCTTTGCGGCAGCTTTTTTAGCGGGGCTTAGCTTCTTGGGTTTTCCTAAACCTTTGGGTCTAGGCTTATCCCAAACTTCACCACCCTTTTTGTAGACAGATACATCGTTCGGATTATCCTTGCGATGTATCGTTTTTCTACCAGGCATTTTGGACGGGTTGATATCACCCATTCCGCGGCTTGCCATCATTTTTTAGCCATCCCGCCACCACACATTACGATGTGGCCTTTGGTGTGTCCCTTCTCGCAACAACCATCAGCACGCTCGCTTGCACGATGAGCAGAACCGCCCTTTTTCATGCCACCAGGACGTTTTGCAGCCAACAAGGGGTTGATGGGCATGCGGCCTGCCATAGGCGTTCTGGAACGCATTGGAGCAGCCGCAGGCGCCATTTGATTCATCATCATTGGATTCATTGGCATGATAATCTCCTTATTTGGATTCTTGGTGCTTGTGCATGTGCTCTACGATTTCATGATGCTTGTGATGGCCAGCAGCATGCTCTCCGTAGTGGTGATGATGGTGAACATGTCCACCAGCTTCATGTTCCTTCATGTGATGTACATGGTGTTTGTGCTCATGAGGATGTTCGTGTCCAACTGGATGAACGTGCTTATGATGTTCGTGATGATGTTTCATGATGTCCTCACTTCTTGTGATGATGTTTAGCGTGGCCACCACGCTTCATACCCGTTGTAGAACCAGCCATCTTGGGCTCCATACCTCTGGTGTGACCACGCTCTTGAACAGAGTGTTCGCCATGTGCGCGCATACCGCCTTCTTTGACTTTTCCCATCTTGGCTGTAGTCATACCCTTTTTCTCTTCAACACCGTGCATTCCAGTGACTCCACCGGTAGCCATTTTTTTAACATGACCGCCGTGTTTCATCGCTTCTTTCAAGTGATGATGAGCCATTTTCATGTGATGATGATGCATTTCGTGCTTTTCCATATTTCCACCTTGTTTAAATGTGCGGCCTTTGTCCGCTTTACTGAACTCTTGCCCCACATTTTGAGGGACCCCTACTTTCTTGGCGAACGATGGATTGTGAGCCACCGCCTCCATGAATCTGTGTTGTTTTGCGCTTGTGCTTGGCATTATCTCATCCTTCCTCTGGTATGGCCGCGTTGAGCAATTCCATCGCCACGTTTAGATGTTTTGGTTTGTTTAAACTTTATTGTGATACTTTTATCACCGCGTTTTTCAGCCGCCTTAACAGCCGCAGATGCGCTTTTATAATGTTTAATCTTGCCGCCTTTTTTCATCCCCTCAGATCCGCTTGATCCGGCAAATTGACCTTGATCTCCCATTCCGGGAGCTGCAAATCTACCAACATCAGAATCTTCATTAACGCGATCCATTGCATCTTGTCTTGCGCCAGGATACTTTCCAATAATATATTTGCCTTTTCCTGTGACACTGTTAACGTCATTCTGAATAGCTCTATACATCTCTTTGGGTGACAACTTGTTGCTACCCATTGGAATATCTGCAACGTCCTTTTCTGGACCCGCAAGCATCTCAACCAATTCCTGGGGTGTTGCATAAGATATTGGTTTAGTAGCCATATTAGATTATCCTTCCTTTGGTATGTCCTCTAATGGCACAGCCATCAGCACAATTCCAAGCCCGAAGGCTTTTGTTAATCCGACTGTTTGGATCTTTGGCTGTCTTCTCTGAAGTCAGCTTGGCTTTCATTCCTGACATTCTGGCGCAAAAAGACGTCTTCCTTGATCCGCCCTCGGGTTGAGGAGGCTTTAAATGCATCCCCTCCCTCGCGGCTGACGCTCTTCCTTTGGCGTTTAGCCCGCCATTCTTGTTCTTCCCTTCCGCTCTTTGCCATGCTGGAGTTGCCATGATTAGGAATCCGCTATGAGTACGCCGCCAATGTTGATCCCTACAGTACAAGCTGTAGTAGCGCTAGGCGCAATCTGCCATTGAACGTCTGTTCCAGCTGGATAAGCAAATGGAAAGGTACGTTGAATATTGAACTGCTGAACAAAAGGCGTTTGCAAAACAACACGTTTAACCAATGTAGCAGATGAATTCAACACCGATGGATACTGCGCTACGGCTCTGTATGTGCAATAGTTTGCAGTATTGCCTGTAAACGAACTGTTTGCAGTGAACCTTGTTAATTGCAATGTGTTGTTTGCTGGAACTGTGTACACCGCCATCTGTGAAGTACCCAAACTCACAGTACTACCATTGTAGGTTGTGGTATTGATCTGAGCATACTCAACCGCACCAGAAGTTGCAGCTTGATTCTGAATCGTAATTTGACCAGTAGGATTTACTGTACTTCCCAATGCAACAGAAATGTTGTTGATCCTAAGATAGGATTTGGTTGTAGCTACGCCTGTACCCGCCGTACCACCCAAAGCAACAATCTCAGAAATCGGACTGTAGTTTGCATCAAGCCCAGTGACTTGGATCAATGCGCCTGCATCACCTGCACCAACGGTACTGGCCACATACATGACTGCGGCAGTTGCTGGGAATACATAATTGGTTGTAGGAGCGTTCTCCCACATAGTTACAAATACACCAGCCGTTGTGCCAGTTGTACCATAACCAAATATGTTTAAAGGCGTATGACCTGCAATTTGACCACGGGTTACCTGTAGATCAAACGGCTCATATTTTGATTGACGAGAAATGGAATTGAACCCGTCATTTCTTCCAGGTATTCCATTAGAACTTTGAACTGCCATGATTAATCTCCTTGATTAAAGACGGGGGCCGAAGCCCCCAGAAGATCAGTCAAAGTTACCGTAGGGGTAAGTTGTTGAGTTGCCGATGTTCAAGTCAGCCTGTGTATACCTAATGGTAATATTAAACTGTCCTGCGTTAACAGAAGTCAAGCTTGCCACAGTCATCTTTAAAGTAACCACAACTTGTGAGAACCAAGTAGGCTGTTGACCAGGCTGAATGTTTTGAACATCTTGTAGAGTGCCATTTGCATTATCCAACTGAGTCGCTGTGTAAGTAGCATTTGTACGACCGGCTGCTGTAATAGCGGCCATCGTTGCATACACTCCAGTTGACGTTGCAAAGTTGTTGGAAATGTACGCTTGTGTAGATGTAACAGCATTTGTGCCATCGGTAGGTGTTGTACCTTGATCCACAATCACATCAATGATGTTTGAATTGTAAGGAATCAAGAATACTGCGCCGCGATAGTTAGTGCCTGTCGCATCGGCTGTTGGAGCTGAAGCTACTGTTGGGCCACTTGTGCTATATACACCATTTTGTGGAGTCCAAATAGTTCCAGTATTATTGGGGATGTTGTTTGAAGAAACAAACGTACCTGATGCGCCACCGTAATTAGTGGTTCCAGGAGTTGTTACTGAAAAATCTAAAAAAGCATTTTGAACTAATTCAACGGTACCAGCATTACGCTGTGAACCAAAACGCTGTGTGGCCGCAAGGATTGGGCCTTCAAATGTGGAACGTGCCATGATAATTCCTTTGCAATAAGTAGCATACCAATTGATTGCACATGACCCCTAGGCGGGCTGGCGGTATGCATAAAAATCCTAGATAAGTTAAATATACACTATATTTTAAAAGTGTCAATAAAAAAAGAGGGTTTTTTAGGCCCTCTTTTTTTGCTGTAAACGTTTACAGCGGAAACAGTTTATTTGACTTTTTTAAATTCTCTTCTTGTGTAATAACACGGAGATTCCAAGGCACATGTAGCCCGCACACAGACTCTGAGATAAGCGGAATAATATGGTCAACGACATACCTCTCGCCGGCTATTTTGGTGAGCTCTTGAGCTTTTAAATAAAGATTTCTCATTGCCAGTTTTTGATCTGGCGTGATCCACTTGGGGGT